TCTCTTGGCATCGTGCCCGGAATGAGTACGGGTCAGCGTCATTGTACGTGCCGGGAGTCGTGTAGGGCACCACGTAGACCCGCCGCTCGGCTGCTGCGTCTTGGTACGGGGCTGTGCTCCTATCAGGGCCATTCTCAAGCTCATACCACCAGTGGAACAGGGCATGGCAGTCCTGTCGGACTTGGAACTGTATGGCCGTCTGGGGCAAGGCGTGGAACTGTCGACTGTCGGGCCGACCATTGCCTGAGAGGAACTTGGTCGCGAAGGTGAGGCGAATGTTGACGCCCCCTGCCCACTGCCCGCCCTGGTGGCCTGTCACTCCGTGCTGCACGCCCGAGTACGGCTCGAAGCTGGGAGGCTGCACATGCCGGGTTTCGATCCAAGGGGCAGACGACTTGAGGTCCCCCGCAACGATGCCTCGATGCAGGTACACCCGGAGGGCTTCCGCGTTTCCTTCGAGGTCGGCTCCGGTGAGGACCGTGCCGTCGACAAAGGTGTTTGGGGGTGTGTACGCCATGAGTCACCTCACCCCTTGCGCAGGACAAGGGCTTGAATCGACCCCGCTTGGTGGTCGAGGAACGCGTCGTCGGCCACTGAGTCGTTCCGCACGAGGTAGTTCCGAGTCGGGCCATGGTACGCGCCGAAGGGGCCTGAGAAGACCACACGGACCCCGTACACGGTCAAAGCGGAAGGGGCCGAGCGTGGGTAGTGCCATGAGCCATCGGCAGTTGTCCAGCCCATCGGGGTGTCGGAAAGAGCTCCCAGCGCAGTTCCGTTCTGGAAGCTGGAGGCGTACTCCACGACGCTCTGTATGACCGAGGTGGACTCACAGTTGCTCAGGTACTCCCCTCCGCGAGTGGCAACCACCGGGGTGTTGAAGTCCCCTTGGTTCGGCACGTTGACGAAGTTGGCGAGGGCGTTGCTCGTGATGTCCCACTGGAGCCAGAAGGCCCAGCACCCGTAGCCGGAGAAGATTTCCACGTTCCCGAGCACGCCGGGGAAGGTGTAGGTCAAGGCTGCGCCGACCCAAGGGCGGGTGCCCTCCCACCTTGGGCGTACACTGAGGTCCCAGTAGATCCGCAGAAGGTCACCCGTGTTCAAGGTGAACCCGAGAGGGCCGAAGCTCAGTACGTCATCGGCACCGGCTGCGTCTTTGACTCGGTACGGGAGGAGGCCAGTCGTCTGCCCCGCGAATGTCCAGTCAGATGTGTGCTTCCAAAGGTTCCAGCCCATCTCTTTGACGGCCATGTCCTTCGAGAGCCAAGCCGAGTTGCCCATCTCGAACTGAGGCAGGTCAAACGCGGCGTCACGGACGTTGAACTCATCAATCGTTCCGGCTTGGTTGAACTGCGTAAAGCGGTTGTTCAAGCCGGCTGCGTCGATGTTGTCCCCGTCTTCGATGGGGGGTTGAATGAGTCTGCTCATCTACCTGTACCTCGCAATGGCAATCCACCGGTTGTTCCAAAGGTGAGCCAGGGGGACGTGATCCCCACTCGGCTCGACGACTGCCGCGTCCTGTGACTGGTCCGAGCTACGCCACTGGAGCGTCAGGGTCAGGTCACCGGGAGGGAAGTTCTGGTTGCCGAAGATGCGAGTGGTTTGATGGTACGAAGCTCCCCGCCTCTCGGCGATGTTGATGCCGTTGACCAGAATGCGGAGCCTCATGTAGTTGGGGGTGCCCGGTAGCCCTTCGCTGGTGCCATACGCGAAGATGTTGTTGACGTAGGCGTTGCAGGACCACTCGACAAAGAGGTTCCCGCCCTTGAATCCGGCCAGTGTCGTGTTGCGCAGCGTCCGCCACCCTCCGTCTGAAGTCTGAGAGGTCGAGGAGATCCACGACATGTCCTGAGTGTCAGGGTCTTCCTCGTTCTCCTGCTCACCGGTAGTGCCAGTCTGAGTCTCCTCCCAGACTTGGTGAAGGGCGTACAGGGTGGTCCGGGTCTCGTCCACGAAGGCGCTCGGCACCTGTGCGCGGTCGAGGGTCGTCATCGAGGACTGCTGCGCCCGGAGCTCGTCGTTGACCGACTTGGGTGAAACAGACCTTCCCGGTAGGAAGTCGCTTTGGCACCACTTCTTAGACATTAAGCCCTCACCCCGGCGACTACACGAGCCCCCTTAGTCTGCCATTCGTACTCATAGCCCACCAGCACGAGGTCTTCGGTGGTCTCAAGCTCAAAGCAGAACCACGCAGCACTCATGTGAGCCACTGAGAAGCGGAGCGGAACCAGGCGGTCATCACGGTACTTCCCGACGCCCAGGATGGCAGTGTCAAGCACCGGCTGCGGGGCCGCATCGGGGGACTGCGCGGTGTACGTCTGCTCCACGATGGGCTCAAGTGAGAAGTCTTTGAAGTGCCGCATGGTCACCCTGGGCTCCCCTGTCGTGAGCACCCAGACAGTGACGTAGGACACCTGCTTCTGGATCTGCGGGTCGCCAGCCGACCACCAAGCCGATCGGTACACACTGGTGGGCGGGGGATTGGCGAGGAACTGGCCTCCCTTTACCTCAATGCCCATCGTCCGCTTCGCCGAGAGGACGAACAAGCCCCTCTCACTGTCCGGGTTGATGTTCTGAGCCCCGGTGTTGTGCCCGAAGACCAAGGTGCCGTCGTACAGGGTGGTGATGGCACCCACCGGGAAGCCAGTGCGCGTAGTCCAAGCTGAAAGAGTCTCAGCACGGTCAAGCCGGTCGACGTGGAGCACCAAGCCCTTGTCTGGTCGGTCGTTGCCCCCGGTTGGGATGTAGAGGTGGTACTCCCGGTGCTTCGCCGAGAAGGCTGCGACTGCCTTCGCATGACAGTCAGGGGTGATCACGTCGATGAGTTGGTCTTGCGGCACTGTGAGGTTGATGACCTCGTTGACTGAGCCGCCTGTGAGACCACCGACGACTGCGTACACCCCATCTACCGCGAGAAAAACCACACCTAAACCTGGCACGCTTTGGATCGAGTGAGGCGCCTTGCACGTCACGTTCGAGACGAGGGTGGTCGCAGTAAACCCGTCGGTGTAGTTCCCTTGAACGATGTCAATGCCGCGTTCACGGAAGATGAGAAGCGTGTTGTAGTTGCCGAAAAGGGCTGTGATGCCACCGTTCTCGGCACTAAGCTCTATGAAGGCGTCGGCGGCAAACTGCTCGATGAGGCCCACGGCGCTGTAGTAGATGGTCGTGGCGTCTGCGACACCGCCATCAAGGAACAGACAGCCGTTGAACAGGGCCGAGAAGCGCGCGCGCGGAGCCGGGAGAGGTCCGGTGGCGATCTCAGGTGCCGGCTGTCCAAGGTCGGAAGTCCGTATGGCGTCGATGTAGAGGTCTTCCGCGTTGTTCCGCACCACGTCGATGAAGTAGAGCGTGGTGTCGCCCGGAGCCACGTAGTCGTCGGAGTAGTTCGTCGTCCGGTAGAGCTTGCGGGCCACAGTCCCCTTGGGGCCAGTCGGGATGCTGACCGGGCACGCGTGACGGAAGCCATCGGCGTTGTTCTTGAGGCTCCACGAGGTCGTTCCAAGGACGCTCGAAGGCCCCTCGGACCCGGTGTCGGTCACGAAGCTCACAGCCCAGCCGAACAGGGATTGCTTGGCACCGTCGCCCCCGGCCGCGTTCTTCGGGAACCCAAGCCCCCATCGGCCACCGTCAGGGACCGCACCGCCGTTGCTGGGGCACCACAGGGTTGCCGCGCCGTTGCCGGATGCCACTGTCGGCCCGATGACGGGCGGCATGGGCTTCACTGTGTGCGGCTCTGGGGGCGTGGGCACCCCATCAAAGCCGAATGGGCGCACAGTCTGGAGCACGCCCGCCGATGTGTTCGGGAAGGCTGCAATGGGCCATGGGCGCACGATGAGAGGGCGGTCTACGCCATTGGTGATGACCGTCCCGTATGCCGTCGTTGTGTACCAGCTCGCCGCGTCTGCCGGGGTCGGGACATGTCGGTTGGTAGCAAGGACCTCCACCACGTCCTGCCCACCTGCCTCGAACACGAGGTACAGGCTGCCGTCCGCTTCGTAGAACAGGTGTTGGCGTGCCCCACCTGCGAGGGCTTGGGCACAGTGCAGACTGTAGATCGGGCCGGTCGCGGGGAATGGGAGCCATGACGTAGGGCTGGTGACAAACGGCTCATATCCAATGCGGGTGCTCCACCCTCCAGTGGTCTTGTCGATGGTCAGGTTGTCAGCTTTTCCCGCGTTCATCGGGTTCTGCGGGAGGCTGGTCTCGAAGCCGCCTGCAAGCTGTGATTGAAAGACGTTACCCTTCATCGGTCACCTCAAGTGAAGGTCAGGGGGCCGAAGGGGTTGCGAGTAAAGCGATAGCCCGCAGTGGGTGTGCCCTTGATGATACGCCTCGGCACTTCCTTGAGGTAGCGTTGCTCCATGGCCTTAAAAAGCACGTCCTTCTTGCGCTGGTAGACCGAGGATAGCGCAGGGTTCGACACCTTGAGCGTCAGCGCCTCGAGGGC